CCGTTTCCAAGAGAACTACGGCAAGACTTCTGTTTATTACACCCGTTCAGCGTTATACACCCCCTGAATGGGATACAAAAAATCAAATGTGGAAAGGCGATGCCGTTCAGCCAAAGAATGCTCTTGGTGATGTTCTGCGATATGAAAGAACCTTGATTCAGTATGTGGATGCAATCAAGGAAACGTGTGCTTTTTATGGCATTCCGTGCATTGACATGTACAGTGAAAGCGGTTTGAATCGGTTTAACATCAATGAATTTACCATTGATGGTGTGCATGGCAATCTTGCGGGGCATGAACGGTTTGCTGCCATGATTGCGGCGAAGATCAAAGCTATTCTGTAAAGGGGCGAAGCGGATTGATTGAGATTCGCAGAACCGAAAACGGATTCAGTGTAAAAGGCCATGCGGGGTATGCCCCGCATGGTCAAGATATAGTCTGTGCGGCTGTCAGTGCGCTTGTACAGACTTTTTTTGCATCGGTAAAGGAATTAACCACCGATGAAATAAAAGCGGATATGGCGGCAGGAAATGCCGTTATACAATACTGGAATCTATCAAAGGAAGCGCAACTTTTGGTAGATTCCTTTTTTATTGGCATTCATATGATTGCTGATGATTACCCCGACTTTGTGCGGATTGTCTAGGCCGTGGAAGACGCTATAAAAGCTACGGGAACCGGGGCAGGCGTGGAACCCTACCAAAAAGCTACGGAAAACAAGCGAAAGTTTCAAAATTCGGAGGATGAACGAAATGAAGAAAATTCTTGACCTTCAGTTGTTTGCGGAAGATACCCCTTCTGCCAGTGGTGCAGATTCGGCAACTGACACGAAACCTACGGGAAACAACAACACAGACAAAGAGCCGGGAAGGGAAACAAAGGCAGAACCGAAGTACACAGATGCAGACTTGGACAGAATCATTGACCAGAAGTTTGCAGAGTGGCAGAAGAAGAAGCAGAAGGAAGTTGACGAAGCTAAGAAGCTTGCAGAAATGAATGCACAGCAGAAAGCAGAGTACGAACGTGACCAACTGCGGAAGGAAATTGACGACTACAAGCGCAAGGATTCTATTTCGGAAATGAGCAAGACCGCCCGGAAGATGCTTGCTGACAGTGGAATTTCTATTTCTGATGATTTGCTGTCTATGCTGGTTACTACCGATGCGGCAAAGACCAAAGCGGCGGTTGATGGCTTTGCTAAGTCTTTCAACGAAGCTGTAGAAAAGGCAGTGAAAGAAAAGCTTAAAGGCGAACCGCCTAGAAAGGGTTCGGGAAATGCACCTACCATGACCAAAGAGCAGATCATGGCTATTCGTGACCCCGAACTTCGACAGAAGAAAATGCTCGAACACAGAGAATTATTCAATCTTTAAGAAATGAGGTAAGAAAAATGAGCAAGAACAAGATGAATCTTCAGATGTTTGCTGATGCAAACACCGTCACTGCTGCCGACCTGGCTAAAGTGCGTGATGTTGACTTCGCAGAGCGTTTCACCACTGGCATTGAAACCCTGATGAAGATGCTGGGCGTTACCCGCAAAATCGAGAAGAAGGCTGGCGAAGTGCTGAAGGTCTACAAGGTGACTGGCACTCTGGAAAGTGGCACTGTTGCCGAAGGTGAAGTCATTCCCCTGTCCAAGTATCGTACCACCTATGAGCCTATTGGCGAAGCTGAACTGAAGAAGTGGCGCAAGGTCACTACCGCAGAAGCTATCTCCGAAAAGGGCTACGGCCAGGCCGTGAACGACACCAACGATAAGATGCTGCGTGACATCCAGAAGACCATTCGCAGTGCTTTCGTGAACTTCCTGGCTACTGGTACTGGTGAAGCTGCTGGTGCTGGCATGCAGGCTACTATCGCCCAGTCTTGGGGCAAGATGCAGGTGCTTTTTGAAGACACCGCTATTCAGACCGTTCACTTCATGAATCCTCTGGATATCGCTGACTATCTGGCAACTGCACAGATTTCCACTCAGTCTGCTTTTGGTATGTCCTACGTGGAAAACTTCCTGGGCATGGGCAGCGTGATTCTGGCTTCCGATGTTCCCAAGGGCAAGATTTATTCCACTGCTGCTGAGAATATCGTGCTGTACTACATCCCTGTTACCAGTTCCGACATGGCACAGGCATTTGATCTGACTGCCGATTCCACTGGCCTGATTGGCATTCACACTGGTGCTACCTACAACAATCTGTCCGCTGAGACTGTTGCCGCTTCTGGTGTTGGCCTGTTCGCTGAGAAGCTGGATGGCATTGTGGTTGGCACTATCGGTACTGGTGCCTAATGTATAAGGTCATCAGATACTTTACAGACCTTCAGGACAACGAACACCCCTATAACGTGGGCGACACTTTCCCACGTTCGGGGGTGAATGTCACGGAAAAGCGGCTTGCAGAATTGGCCAGTGGTAAGAACCTGCAAAGAACGCCACTTATCCGCTATGTTGAAGAACCTGTGAAGGAAGCACCGAAGAAGCCAGCAGCAAAGAGGGCAAAGAAGAACGCTGAGAAGTAAGGGGGCTGCACAATGCTGAGCGATCTAAAATTGATGCTTGGCATCGATTCGATTGATACTAGCCAGGATGACAAGTTGAAGCTGATTATTTCGGCAACGACTGCACGGCTGAGAATGCTTCTAGGTGGCATAGAGCCGCCTGAGAGCCTTGATTATATCATCCGTGAAGTTTCTATACGGCGTTTCAATCGCATTGGTTCTGAGGGCATGGCAAGCCATACGGTGGAAGGTGAAAGCATTTCTTTTTCCGATAGCGACTTTGGCGGCTTTGAAGATGATATCCAAGCATATCTTGACACGCAGAAGGAAAGCACAAAAGGGCGGGTGAGATTCCTTTGAGATTCGACACGCCCGTTTATTTTCAGCGCATCACAAGCGAATATGATGCTTCCACTGGGGACTATGTTATCAGCAGCGTAACCGAAGAAAAGCGGTATGCATCTGTAACTAACACCGGGGATGATACGTTGCGCCTTATTTATGGTGAACTGAAACAAGGTTGCTTGACCATTCGGCTGCAAATGCCATTTGAAGAACCTTTTGACCGAATCCGCATCGGCGAAAAGTTCTACAAGGTTGACAAGACAAGGAAGCTGCGAACACAGCAAACTTTCATTGTCAGTGGGGTGCAGTAAATGTCAAGAATCACGGTAAAAGGGCTGGACAAGCTGCAAAAAAAGCTAAAAGACAATGTGACCATGGACGATGTGAAGCAGGTTGTGAAGCATAATGGTTCAGGTCTTCAGCGGAAGATGCAGGCCAAAGCAGACTTTACAAAGGGCTACCAAACAGGCACAACAAAGCGCAGTATCGGGCTTGAAATCAAAGACAGCGGATTCACTGCGGAAGTTGCCCCGGAAACTGAGTATTCCCCATATTTGGAATACGGAACACGCTTTATGGAAGCACAGCCGTTTGTTAAGCCAGCCCACGAAGAACAGTCCCAGAAATTCAAGCGTGACATGGCAAAGCTTGTGAGGTGATTCGGAATGGATGCACAGCAAGAATTTTTCACCGCAATAAAAATGGCTCTTACAGCAAAGGGGTTTTACGTATACGATGGCACACTGCCACCGATAGATACGAAATACCCCTTTATCTATTTGGGCGAATTTCGACAGAGGGACACGGAACACAAAAATGCAATCACTGGTACGGTTTACCCCATGATTCATGTGTGGCACAACAAACCGCATCAGCGTGGCACAGTTTCGCAAATGCTGTTGGAAATCAAATTCGTTTGCAGAACCCTTGAACGTACCGAAAATTTCGCATGGCTTGTGCGGAATGTGCAATCTAGGATTCTAGCAGACAACACTACAAAAACGCCGCTGCTTCATGGAGTTGTTGAAGCAGATTGTTTATTCAGTTAGGAGGTAAAAAGTATGAAAATCGATCTTCAGATGTTCGCTGAAGCCGTTTCTGGTAACAAGCTGGTATATCTGTACAGAATCAAGAGCAAGGCCGCTTCTGCCGATGGTGTTGCGTTGGCCTTTACCAAGGAAAACGAAAGAACCAAGTCCAAGGATAGCGATTCTGTTGTTACCAAGGATGGTGCAATTCGTATTCCCGGTGCTGCTGAAGTGGAGATCACCGCCACTTCTCTTCTGGCAAAGGGTGACACCATGATTGATGACCTGGAAGACGCAATGGACAATGATGAACTTGTCGAGATTTGGGAAGCCAATCTTGAAGAGCCTACTGATGATGGCAAGTTCAAGGGCAGATACTTCCAGGGTTATCTGACCGAAGTGACCGTGACTTCCAGTGCGGAAGATCATGTCGAAGTCGAACTGACCTTTGCCATCAATGGCAATGGTGCCCGTGGTGATGTCACCGTTTCTGCTGAGCAGCAGGAAATTGCAGAATATGTCTTCACCGACACTGCAAAGACTGGTGCGTAAATAACTAAGTAAAGGGGTCGATTTCGACCCCTTTATAATTTTAGGAGGGTAAATATGTTGGAACTTACTATCAACGGTAAAGTATATCAGTTCAATTTTGGAATGGGCTTTCTGCGTGAAATCAACAGGCAGGTTTGCGCCCCTGTGGACGGTCTGCCCGATGTGAAGCGCAATATCGGTCTGCGGTTCAAGGTGCTGTGCATCATGGATGGCGACCCCGAAGCACTGGTTGACATTCTGGATGCTGCCAATAAGGGGCAGCGGGAGAGAGTGGCACGGAGCGCACTGGATGCGTATTTGGATGACCCCGATACGGATGTTGATGCCCTGTGCAATGAGGTGCTGGATTTTTTAAGAAGTGCAAATGTTACGAAGAAAACCGTGAACACACTTCTGGAAGAGATCGAGAAGCGGAAAGCAGCGAACTAATCACCTTTGAAGACTTGTACCGGGAAGCTGCTTTGAATTGCTTCCGTTATTTGGATTTTAAGAGTTTTGCGGAAGTAGACCGCTTGACAATCCCTGAATATGAGTTGCTTATGGAAGCCGTTAGGTTGCGGCAAGTAGACAAGGACTACAGAAACCACTTGCAAGCATTCCTGAACTTCGCTGTTAAGGCAGAAAAGAAGACAGGAAAGAACAAGAGCAAACCCGTATACAGCAAATTCAAGCGGTTCTATGACTATGAAAGCGAAATAAAGAAAGCCACAAATAAAGGCGGTGAAAAAAGCAGATTTTCCGGGGTCGGCAAGTTGTTGAAAAAGGGAGAGTGAGGATATTATGGCAGATAGTTATTCCGTACAAGCTAGGCTATCCGCTGTGGATAGCGGTTTTTCTTCTACTCTCAAAAATGCAATGGGGCTGACCGATACATTCGGAAGCAAACTTAGCGGCTTTAACTTTGGTATTCTTACGGGCGTTGGTCAGCAGGCATTTAGCATGCTGACAAGTGGCGTTTCTGACCTTATCGGGGAAATTGATTCGTCTAACGCAGCTTGGAAGACTTTTACTGGCAACATGCAGATGATCGGTAAAAGCACAGGCGAAACCGACAGCGTAAAGAAAGAACTGCAAGCTTTCGCAGAGCAAACCGTTTATAGTTCTTCTGATATGGCATCCACTTATGCACAGTTGGCTGCTGTTGGCACGAAGAACACGACACAGCTTGTCAAGGGCTTTGGCGGTCTGGCTGCCGCTGCGGAGAATCCGCAACAGGCCATGAAGACGCTGAGCCAGCAGGCAACACAGATGGCGGCAAAACCCGAAGTTGCATGGGCTGACTTCAAGTTGATGTTGGAACAGACCCCCGCAGGTATTGCGGCGGTTGCAAAAGAAATGGGCATGACTTCTGCTGAAATGGTCACAGCAGTTCAGGAAGGTACTGTTTCGACAGAAGAGTTCTTCGATGCTATTTCCAAAGTCGGCACGAATGATGCCTTTTCTAAGATGGCTACCGAATACAAGACCGTTGGCGCAGCTATGGACGGTCTAAAAGAAGCAGTCGGCAACAAATTGACCCCGGCATTTGATGTACTTTCACAAACTGGAATAAATGCTATCAGTGGCATTTCTGAATTGCTGGACGGTATTGATGCACAAGCACTTGCCGACAAAGTTTCTGCGGCGGTACAAACTGCCGGGGAGTTCCTGGATGTCCTGAAAACTTCCTTTGCTGGGGTTGGGGAATCCGTTGGCTCTGCTCTTAGTGCAGTTGGTGAAGCCTTGGGGCTTACAAATTCCGAGTTCAGCAAAACAGATGCTTTGGATGCCTTTAGATCAGGCTGTGAAACTGTGGCGGGAGCAATCAAGAAAGTGTCAAACTTCCTAACGGAAAACAAAGACACTATTGCGAAAGTTGCACCCGTGATTAAAGGGCTTGCCATAGCTTTTGTTGGCATGAAAGTCGTGAAAACTGTTGCACCTGGGCTTTCTTCTTTTGCTGGGTCGCTTTTGTCTATGGCTGGTAAAGGCATAGTCGGTTTGGGTGCTAAACTGTTGGGCATTTCCATTGGTCAAAAGGCAGTTGGAACGGCAAGTGCAACAAGTGCCCCTAGCGTTTGGCAATCTGCGGCGGCTGTGCTGGCTTTGGGTGCGGCTGTACTCATGGCATCCGTTGGCCTTGCGCTGATTGTTCAATCTGCAATCGCCCTTGCAAGTGCTGGTTGGCCTGCTGTAGCCGCAATGGTTGCTTTGGTGGGTGTAATTGCTCTGCTTGCAATCGGTGCGGCAGCACTTGGCCCGGCTCTTACGGCTGGTGCTATTGGCTTTATTGCATTCGGTGCGGCTATTGCATTGGTTGGCACTGGTGCTATGTTGGCAGGCGTTGGGCTACTTCTGATGGCAACTGCACTTCCCGCACTTGTAGCATATGGCCTGCAAGGGTCTGTTGCACTTTTGGCTTTGGGTGGTAGTCTGGCGATCTTCGCTGTTGGTGCCGCTTTGGCAGGTGCGGCAATGCTTGTGCTTGGTGCTGGAATCGTCCTTGTTGCATCTGGCCTGCTTATTGCGGGTGCAGCTATGGTGCTTTTTGGCGTTGGTGCATTACTGGCAGCGGCTAGTTTGGCTCTGCTATCACTTGTATTGCCGACAATCGTAGCTTATGGACAGCAAGGGGCTATCGCAATCGCTTTGCTTGGTGCTGGCTTGCTTGTATTTGGAGCGGCGGCACTTGTAGCAGGTGCCGGGGCTTTGGTACTTGGCGCAGGCCTGCTTGTTGTAGCTGCGGCGGTTGTTGTTTTGGCTGCTGGCGTTCTGATTCTTTCCGTAGGCGCACTTATTACGGCAGCATCGTTGGCAATTTTGGCGGCTGTATTGCCCCTTATTGCAACATACGGAATGGAAGGTGCAACGGCAATCGTTGCGCTTGGTGCAAGCATGTTGGTGTTTGCCGTTGGTGCTGGCTTAGCTGGTGCGGCAGCACTTGTGCTTAGTGTCGGCTTGATCGCCGCTTCCGTAGGAATTGCGATTGCTGCGGTAACGGTTGGACTGTTGGCGGCTTCGATGACTTTGCTTGCTGTAAGCACCTTGCTTGCTGCGGCAGGCTTTGGAATTATTGCCATTGCAATTCAAACCATTTTAGCAGGTGGCATGGCTGCGGCTATGGTTCTGACTAGCATGAATGTTCCGTTGCTATTGTTCGTTCCTGCCGCAACTGTGGCGGGTGCTGCGGCTCTTGTTCTAGCCGCTGGCTTTGCGGCTGTGGCTATTGCAACGGCTGCACTGGCAGTATCGGTGCTTGCCCTTGGTGTGGCTATGCTTACGGTGGCTATTGGTACAACCCTTGCGGCTGCTGGCTTTGCATTGTTGGCAGTTGTTTTGCCTATGCTTGCCGCTAATGCACAGCAAAACGCTATCGCACTTGCTATTTTGGGTGCTGGCCTGTTGGCATTTGCCCCCGGTGCAATCTTGGCAGGTGCGGCGGCTGTTATCCTGGGTGCAGGTCTGACGCTTGTTGCTGTTGGTCTTGCTCTGGTAAGCGTGGCTGTGCTTGTAACTGCGGCGGGTATGCTTGCGCTTGCAGCTGGTGGGCTTCTGCTTGCTGCGGGAATGATGATTGTTGTTTCTGCCTTGACAGCAGTAGCCGCAGTCATGCCGATGCTTGCGGCAAGTACATTGCTTGTAGTTGGTTCCTTTGCCGCTCTGATGGGCGTTTCTGTTGGCCTGAGTGCAACACTGCTTCTGCTGTCTGGTGCAATGGCTGCTTTGGCTCTTGCGGCGGTTGCGTCTAGCATTGGTGTTTCGGCATTTGGCTTGGCAATGGCGGCTTCCGCTATCGGTGTTGCTGCCATGGGTCTTGCCTTAAAGGCTGTAAAATCCAGCATGAAGACCATTGCGAAGAGCGCAAAGACTGCGGAAAAGTCCCTTGATAGCATGCAAGATTCTGTTGATATTGTGGAAAGTGGCCTGTCTGCCCTTGGTGATAAGGCAAAATCTGCAATGAAGAAGCTGACAAGTGCTTTTGACGATTCTGCCAGCAAGGCTATGTCTTCTGGCACGAAGGTTGGCACTGGCTTTACAACTGGCATGCAGTCTGGGCTTGCTCTGGCACCTGGCGTTGCATCTTCCACTGTTACCATAGTCAATGTCACATTGCTTGCAGGATATGCGGCAGCTTTCAGCGCAGGTGCTTACATCAGCCGGGGCTTTGCAAACGGCATGCTTTCACAGCTTGGCGTTATTCAAAGTGCGGCAAACAGAATGGCAGCAGCAGCAGACAAAGCAGTTCGGGCGAAAGCCAAGATTCACAGCCCGTCCAAAGTCGCAGAGGGGCTTGGCTCTTACTGGGGCGAAGGTTATGTCGATGGAATTTTAAGCAATGTCAGAGACGCTTGGAACGCCGCAGAACAGCTTGTATCTGTGCCGCAGGTAGCAACACCGAAGCTTGCAACGGCTTTTGGTGGCGAACTGGGAGCAGATTACAGCTATTCTAGCAATTCCGAATATACCATCGAAGTTCCTCTTTCCGTAGATGGCAAGGTTGTTGCAAAGGCAACTGCAACATACATGCAAACGGAATTGGACAAGAAGCAAACGAGAGAAAGTAGAAAACACGGAAAGGTGTAGGGAGGCAGTATGTACAATTTCATAGACACGAATCAGACTTCGGGAGCGTACATACTGCCTTCCGAAGCCTTGAAAATCAATGGCGCATACATTGAAGATCAAATCAGCGGCTATAGAACACTAAATGTTCAGGGGCGGGAAGCTTTGTCCCCGGATGTTTTCAGCTTTACCACAGGCGTTCGGGATGGGTCGAAACTGAAAAGCAAAAGATACCCAGAACGAATCATCACGGTCACATATCAGCTTACCGCAAGCAGCAACGAAGAATTTCGGGAAGCTTACAACCAGTTAGGCAAGATTCTGGATGTAAAAGAAGCTGAACTGATTTTCAATGATGAACAGGACAAATTTTTTATTGGAACGCCTTGCATAATTGATTCCGTCAATCCGGGGTCTAATACTGTTGTTGGAAGCTTTGAAATTCTTTGCACAGACCCGTTCAAGTATTCTGTAATTGAATACGAAGCGGTTCCGTCCACAGACGAAGCAGGAATTGTGATTGACTACAACGGAACATATAAGGCATATCCGATCTTGGAAGCTGATTTCTACAAAGAAGAAGATGTCGGGGAAGATGGCGAAACTGCCGGGGAACTGACTGGGGTAGGCGACTGCGGCTATGTTGCGTTTTTTAACGAAGACGAAAAAATTATTCAGTTGGGCGACCCTGAAGAGATAGACAGTGACAACCCCTATGCAAAGTCGCAAGCCCTTATCAATCAGACTTTTTTGAGTGAAACAGCCTGGGGAACAACTGCAAAAGCACTTTGGGCGGTAAACAAAGGTCATATAATGGCTACCAATGTAAAACAGTTAGGTTCTGTCGCAATGGGGCAAGCTTCCTTCACTGTAACTAGTGAATCATCTGGGCTTACATCGGGGTATTTGTTGGCCATTGGCAACAACCCGTCTTACAAGGTGACATATTCCACACAAGGCCGTACAGCAAACACGGTTAATGTTGTTGTTACAATTACAGCAACAACAAATTCAAGCATTTCTTCTAATGAAATCTTGATTGCTGGAATTACGATCAATGGTGTAACAACTAACATCAGCCTGAAAGCGAAGGGAACGCCTTGGAATATGCAACGGGCATATACCACAAGCAAAACTATCAAGGTCACTGGGCTTTCATCTTCACAATCAGCAATAACCGGGAACACCTTCAGAGTTCAGCGGAACGGAACTTTCTATATTGGGCCAGTGGGTTGCAATGATATACAACTAAGTCCCTATTACGCTTCTGGATATGCGACTTATTATTTGACCCCCGCTGATTATGGAACAGCTTCGGGGGCATGGCATGGCCCAACTATCACTAGAAGTGTCGGTGCTGATGCTTCGGGCGAAGTTGGTGCTTCCGCTTTCACGCTGACATA